ATGGCCTACCGCACCCCGAAAGACCTTGCCGACCGGATGGCCGCCCGGCGCCGACAGACGAGGGCGGACGACGGCTTTGCGCGCGAGACCTTCACCCAGTCTCGAGATCAAGCCCGCCAGACGGCGAGGGCGTTCCTCCATCGATGGCCGACAGCGGCATACATGACCGTCGTGGAATCCTGGCGGGAACTGCCGGGCGGGGAGATCGAATTTACGATGAGGCGTTTGAGGTCGGCCGACTGAGATTGAAGCAGTTCCTTTCGTTATCTGCCGAAATCGTTATACTCGCTGTTGCCGAGAATAACACACTGAAAATAATATGAAAATTCCTCCAAGTCGACAAGCGCAAGACCCTTCACTTGGCGGCCAACTGGCGTTTGACTTCAACCCGCCTGTGCCGAATCTGCCGCAACTTTGGACGCCGGACGATATTTTCACATCTTGCGACCAAGCTACCATTGAACGGTTTTCGGAGGACAACCGCGTTGAACGGAAGCGGGCCCAAGTGTCTCAAAAGGACTTGGCCGATTACCTCTCCGTCTGGGCCAATACTCAGCCAAGCGGCGGTGTGGTTTTCATTGGGGTTGAAAAGGACGGTCAGATTAGCGGGTGCGCACGAACCGAACAGGAGCACATCAACAAGCTATATTCGGTCCAACGCCTGTGTCCTGATGCGAGGCATGAGTTCAAGAAGGTTGCGGTAAAAAATTCGAAGGGCGATGACGACTATGTCATCGTGCTTCGCGTGTACTATCGATCGGATAAACTTGTTGAAACTGTCGATGGTGTCGCCTTTGTCCGAGAGGGTGAAGAAAAGAGAAGGTTGAGTGAAGCCGAAAAGCGCGAAATGCGCTTAAACAAAGGCGAGCTCGACGTCGAATCGGAGTTTGTCTCCTTAAAATTTCCGGCTGACTTCGATATCGACTTGCTTAATCTATACCGCGATCAGTACCTTTCGAAGCGACAGCTCGGGCAGCGTTTCTCAATCGAGGATGTTCTCGGCCTGAGCAAATTCGGGAAGAGAGAGCGCGGCGAATTTCGCCCCAATCTAGCGTGCGCATTGCTATTCGCTAAGGATTCGAGAAACGTTGTGCCGGGAGCGTTCATTCGTGTCCTTCGTTATGATGGCGTCGAGGAAAAATTCGGACGGAATCTAAATTCGGTTGCCGACCGGGTATTCGATGGTCCGCTGCCTCAGCAATTATCCGACGCGGAGAAATTCATCGAGACGCAAATAAGAAATTTCACACGTCTTGGAAAGGACGGACGATTTGTAACGAACCCGGAGTATCCGAAAGAAGTCTGGCTTGAGGCCGTTGTGAATGCCGCGGTTCATCGATCGTATAATCTTCGACAGATGAATATCTTTGTGAAGATGTTCGAAGATAAGATCATTGTTGAATCGCCAGGTTCATTCATGCCACCAACAACCGAGGCGACGGTTTACGAGGCTCACAATCCTCGAAATCCAAACTTAATGTGGGGTCTTTATTATTTTGATTTCGTGCAGTGCGCGTTCGAAGGTACGCGCCGTATGCGCGAGGGAATGCGGGAAGCTAATCTCCCGGACCCAAAGTTTGTTCAAAAACAGATAGGCACATTTCAGGTATCGGTGACGCTTGAAAATGATGTTCAACATCGCAAGCAGTTCGTCCGATCAGAGGCCGCGGCTTCACTCAAGCCGGATGTCTATAATTCGCTCACCGAAAGCGAAAAGATGATTGTAAATTATTTGGCGGAACGCAGTCGGGTTAACGTGACGGACGCGGGGTTGGTCATAAGTAAGGATTGGCGGGAAACCAAAGAGATACTTGATGGCTTAGAGGAAAAGGACTTGATTGCCCGTTCTATCGGCAAACCTCGGAGTCGGCATCGTTTCTATTATTTGAAAGGCGTGAAGCCTCGATAAGGATTTCGCGCCGGCGCCTATTCCGGCCTCAAGTGCGCTTCGATCAATTCCCGCGCGGCTTCGTAAATCCGTTGGACGGCGGGCAAGTCGCCTTGACCCGACTCAATCAACAGCAGGGCGTTCTCGTAAATCTCGCGGGCATCTTGCGGTGACAGAACGCCGCGATCCACCAGCGTCGGAATCAGCGAGGCAACAAGCGCCGACGTCACAAGCTCGGATGCTGCGACGGATTCGAGTGGATCTAGGTCGTCGCTCATTCCCCCTCCGTGCTAGCGGGCCTCTAAAATCTCAGACACCTTGCCGTCGATGAGTGTGACGGATTTTCCGATGCCGTAAACGTAAGATTCTTCGACCCCTGAAGCGGTTGTTTTCTTCAAAATCCGTTTTGGTTTTTGCCAACATGTTTCGACAAGCTCGACTGCCGACATGCCTATTTTCGGCTCGCCGCGCCGCGCGCATTCTTGAGCCGCTTCTTCCTTGGAAACGGTCGCTTTCTTGAGGAATTTCTCTGTCTCTGCGTTGAGGCATTTTTTGAGCGTTTGCAGCGAGGCTTCCAAGCGAATCTTCGCAGCCTCTTTCTGACGCTTCGTCATTTTTGAAATTTCATCCGCTGTCGGTTTATACGATCCTGCCTGACTACATTCTTCGGTAGTAGGTTGTCCGCTAGCATTATCGGCCCGAACAGGGCCAGCGGAGACCATGGATAGGGCCAGAGTGGCTAAAAGGATCGGCTTCATCAAATCAGTCCATCATGCTCAGTTTCTTGCAGCCGAGGCCGCGAATGACTTGTTCGGCGCCGCTGATATCGAACTCGAAAAACAGATTGTTCGATCCGGCAGGCTGCATTTCCACTCGCAGCCGCTTCTTTCCGAAGAAAGTGATTGGCTCCGCCCAAAGCGACATGCCGTGTCCGCTGCTATCGACTGGCATGAAGCGCGGCTCCGCTTCGTCATTGTCGAGTCGGTAGCGCAAACCCATTCGGCCCGGCGTAAAGCGCGCCGTCGTCTGGATATTGACAATCGGGTTGGTGTCACCCTTGAAGCCAAGGCAGTAGACGTACAGCGTAGCGGAAACGCCGTGATCTGGCGCTTTGGCTGTGACCGACGCCTTCTTTTCGGCCTTGTCCGTCATCCGGTCTACTTTGCTGGTGACCTTCCATGCGGCATTCGCCGGAAGGCTGATCACCACGAATGCCGCAGCGATCAGAGCCGTTTTAAGCCCCACAACACTCTCCCCACGATATGAATTTCGTCGGCTCCGACGTCTTCCGCGTCGTGCGCCTTATTGTCTGAAATAATCCTGATAACCGGCGGATCGCCTTTGCGGAGGACTTGCAATCGCTTCACCACGATTGAGCCGTATCGGTCGCGCACCGCGTAGATGCCGTCAGGCGAGGGGAGTTTGTGGCCGGTATCGACGATCACCCGATCACCTGACAGGATAGTCGGGGCCATGCTGTCGCCCTGCGTTTCTAGGATGATAACCCGGCTTTCCGGCGCGCGGATTTCCTCTCGCATGAACCGATTCGGGAAACGCCAAGCCTCGTCCTTTACTGGCGTAAGGACTTCGCCCAACTGCAAAGCCTGGTGAGGTTGAACCTCGCCGCCGCCGCCGAGCCCGGCCCGAACATCGATTTCCTTGATACCGCCCGGTACCGTCGCCTGTTGGTCGAACGTTTCGCCCTCGTTGACGTGGGGCGTATCTTCAAATTCAGGGTCGCCACGTCCGGTCGCCAGCCAATCGTAGTCAACCCGGCACCGCATCGCGATAGCGCGGAGATTCGCCGGGGTCGGCTCCGTAAGTTCGCCCTCCCATTGGGAAACTGAACTCCGGGTTAGCCCGAAAGCCTTTGCCAAGTCCGTTTGCGATAGCCCGGCCTGTTCGCGCGCCGAAGCGATGCGGGCACCCAGCCCTGTCTTTTGCTTGCCCTTTGCCATCTCGCGAATGTGCAGCACTGCTAACCAGCTTTCGAGGTTAGTGTCGCTTGACGATCGGCTAACCATGGGTTAGTAATACTAACCATGAGCGAAGCACCCAAGAGCCCCAAAGAGCGCGCCATCGAAGCTGTCGGCGGCGTCACGAAGCTGGCGGACGAATTGAAGATCACGCGATCGGCGGTGAGCCAGTGGGAGCAAATCCCGCTTGAGCGGGTCTTCGACGTTGCGCGCATCACGAAAATTCCGGCGCACGAACTGCGCCCCGATGTCATCCCCGCACCACAGGACACCGCAGCATGAACCACGTCGCCAAAACCGACGCGAATACGACTGACGTTGCCACGGTCGAACAGCAGATCGAGCAACACGCCCAAAACATCGAACGAATTACCGGCAACGCCACTATCGAGATCGGTCGTGAGTTGAAGCGGGCACAAGAGCTGTTCCGCTTCAAGCGCGATGATGGGGGCTTTGAAGGTTGGCTGAGTAGCCGCTTGCCTCACATATCGCGGTCTACGGCTTACAACGCGGTTCAAATGTTCGATGGTGTTGGAAAGTATCCAGAGCTTTGGACACTTTCGGACGCCGCAAAACTTCAAGTTTCCGCAGCCGAAGTGGACGTTAAGGCGGTTATTGCTGATCGCGTTGACGCGGGCGAAGTATTCACCGCCGCACAGGTGAAGGAAATCAAGGAAGCCGCCGCAAAGCAGGCTGATGAGTTCAAGGCCACGCTCAAGGCTTCCGAAAAGGCGGCTCTGGAAAAGGTGGAAGCTGCAAAGGCCGAAGCCGAAAAGCGCATCAAAGAACTTGAATCGGCGGCAACAGCCGACCCATTGCAGCCGACATTCGATGCCGCGCGAGACGCTGCCGTTAAGGCGAAGCAAGACGAAATCGACGCACTCAAGGCCAAGATCGAAGCGGCCGAAAATGATCCTGTCATGAAAGCCATGCGCGCCGCTGTCGAAGATGCCGCGCGGAACGGCGGGAAAAAAGCCACCAACAAAAATCCAGACTACCGCAAGCCGACGCCCGAAAACGAGGAAATGCACAAGGTGGTGACGATGTGCCGCCTGATCCTTGATCGCGTTAAGGCGAAGAAAGTCAAACCGGCTGTTGTGCTCGCCGGTTTCCACGATGACGACCAGCGCGACGAATGCCTCAAGGACATTTCCGATTGTCGCGACTTCCTCAACTCGATTCTGGAGGCGGCACATGCTGCATGAAAAGATTGCGACGTTCCCATCCATGGTGCAGGCGCTGATCGTTGAAATGCAGACGCGAAACCCGTCAGTAATCGCGAACGGTATTATCGAGCGGCTGTACCCGGAAACGGCGCGCGCGGCGCAAACCGAAGGCGCAATCAAGTTCTTCCAGAACGGCGTCAAGGCCGGTGTTCGAAACGAGGTCACAAAGCTACCTCGCTCGGATGAACAGCAGCATATGGCCGAACTCTATCCCGATCTTTTCCCGTATGTCGCTGAATTGCGACGCGGCACCTACTACGTGCCGGAAACATCGGAATATGTGACGGTCGCCGAACTGATCGACTCGCCGACGATGCTGGACAGCGCGCGGAAGTACCTGCGTCAACATGGTCTGGACACCATCGAGGAAGCCGGTCGGCTTGACGAGCTTTATAAGGCGGTTTCGCGCAAGGGCCGCCGCAATCCATGACCTCCGCGCTTCCCAATCCCTTCATGACCTATCAGCCGTCACGTCAGGCGATGATTGATGCCGTCTGCTTGGCTGCGGTTGAGGATGCGCTCGATCCGCTGCCGGTGTTTCTAACCGGGCCGCGAGTCGATCCAGATCGCGGGCACGGTCGAAACATTCAGCAGGGTAGGTTGCCCAGTCTGTCAGCAGTTCTCCGCGAGCTTTGCGGATTAGCTGATCGGCAAGACCACGGAGTCCCGCGCTCATGACATTCGCCGGGACCGCTCCGCAATCGACAAGCACCGCCACCAATAGCGCGAAGCTGTCGTCCGCAATCATCTGCCGGGTGCCGCCGATGGCCGCCAGCTTCGCTTCTATGGGGCGCATGGCCCGTACTCCTACGCAACAGAACTACGCGCGAAGCAAAGGGCAAAGCCGGCGCGGCGACAACTCAACAATCAACGCGAACATTGAAGGATCACGCCAATGAGGTCCGAACCGTTCTTCATGGTCTACGGCCATGGTCAAGGTGCGCCGAATGTCATTCACGACACCTTTCAGCAAGCCAAAGCCGAGGCTGAGCGCCTTGCGGACCGCAATCCGGGCGTTCGGTTCTACGTCCTCGCCACGGTCGGTGCGGCCGAGAAGGTCTCCGTCCAATTCCGAAAAATCGATGCGGATGAAATTCCATTCTGAGGCAAGAACATGACCGGACGTCCATATACCCGCGCGGACTATCTCGCCATCAAATCGGCCACGCGACGCGCCTGCGAAGATGCAGGCCCGCTGCATGAAATCGCGGCCAATACCCGCTGCGATCCTGCTCAACTCAGCCGTTATGGAAATCCAGAGCGGTCGGAATTCATCCCGCTCGACATCGCTGTGGATTTAGACGCGCTATCCGGTGGCGATCGCATTCTTCGGGCATGGGCCGAGCTTCGCGGATACGAACTGGTTCGTGAGGAACGAGGCATCAAGACCGAGGATATCAATCGGCATATCGGCGCGGTCGGTGTTGAGACCGGAGAATTGATTTCCGAGATGTGCAACGCGGTTGCCGACAACAAGGTGACGCCGCGCGAGGCCGAGGCTATCGAGCGCAGAGCGGAGGACGTCAAGGATAACATCTCGCTTCTGCAGGCCGATTGCCGCCGCATCCGTGTGGGAGGTGCATCGTGATGCAGATCGTTGCGACATGGACCGACCAGCAGGTGAGGCAACTCAAGAAGCTTCGCGCTGAAGGACTATCTGCTCGCCAAATCGCCAACAAACTCGGCGGCATGTCTCGTCATGCTGTAATCGGGAAAATTCGGCGTCTTGGTTTGTCCCAAGGGGTGCCGTCCGATCAGCGCATGGGCAGGGTGATAACGACTGCTCGCGCCACCAAGGCGGTGCCAGCGCTCGTTGAGGAAACATTCAAGCCGCGCGTGGCCGATGTGGTTTCCCGCCGTATTCCAATCCTCGATCTTAAGGCCATGGAATGCCGCTGGCCTGATGAAGACCGTGATTCTGATACAGGACTTCATACGTTCTGCGGCAATCGAACTGGTGATGGGTCGAGCTATTGCCCGGCGCACGCGGCTCTCTCCCAAGGACCTGGAACATCTTCTGAACGCGCTGTTGCTCCAATGCCAAGGGAGCGGGCGGCATGAACAGCAAAACGATCATCAGAGAGGTCGCGGCGAAGTATAAAATTCAGCCAAAGGACATTCTTGGTCACGACAAGTTTGGCCACTTCGTAGCCGCGCGCAAGGAGATCATGGCCAGACTAAAGGCGCTTGGAAAAACTACGGGCCAAATCGGGATGATCATGAATCGGGATCATTCGACCGTCCTGTATCATATCAGTCCGAAAATTAAATCACGCCGCTTCGAGCGCAATAAGGCCAAACTCGCCGCACGTCCGGAGGTGACCGAATGACTCGGCGCGCCTCAAACAATCTCCTTCAGATATTCCCGCCAGACGTTCGCGCCTTCATTGAGGAACTAGCGCGGAAGACGGACACCACTCCCGTCGTGATTGTCCGCGAACGGATGCGCGAACTGGCGGAGCATGAGAAGGCCGCGAGGGCTTGCTCATGAGCTACGCCGAATTTCTCGCCAGCAAGGCTATTCGAGCGCAGGAGCGCGGTCTGTCCAAGGTGCCGGCGCTCGCCGATCATCTCTTCCCGTTTCAGCGTTCATGTGTCGAGTTCGCATTGCGCGCCGGTTCGGCCGGGAATTTCCTTTCGACCGGGCTGGGTAAGACCGCCTGCGAACTGGAGTGGTCGTTCCATGCCGCCGAGGCCAGTAACGGCAAGGCGCTGATCCTCGCGCCACTATCGGTCGGATGGCAGATAGAGCAGGAAGCGAAGCGTTGGGGCTATGACGCCCGAGTGATCAGCGATCAGTCGGAAGCAAAGCCCGGCATCAGTATCTGCAACTATAACCGGTTGGACAAACTCGATCCATCGGCATTCGGAGCGGTCGCCTTAGACGAAAGCTCAATTCTCAAATCGTTCGCCGGCAAGACCTCGCGGGCGCTGATCGAAGCCTTCTCGCAGCACCGTTTCCGGCTTTCCGCTACGGCCACGCCGGCTCCGAATGATCATATGGAGTTAGGCCAGCAATCGGACTTCCTTGGCGTCATGCCGTCGTCCGAAATGCTGATGCGCTGGTTCATCAACGACACGTCCACAGCATCGCAGGAATGGCGTCTCAAGAAACACGCCGTCAACGATTTTTGGGATTGGTGCGCGTCGTGGTCGCGGATGGCGGAACTGCCGTCCGATCTTGGCGGCGACGATACCGGATTCGTGCTGCCGCCCATGAAGATCATCAGGCACCGCGCCGAGGCTTCACCCATCAAGGGATCTGATCTGTTCGGCATGGTCGATATGTCGGCCACGTCGATGCATGACGTTAAGCGCAAGACGGCCGGGAGCCGAGCGAAAGCCGTGGCCGAACTGATCGACGGTTCGGAGCCGTGGGTTGTTTGGGTGGATAGCAATTATGAGGCGGATGCCGTGATGGCGTTGCTGCCCGGTGCCGCCGAAGTTCGGGGATCTCATTCGCCGGAGCAGAAAGAGGCAACGCTTCGCGGCTTTGCGGACGGATCGATCCGCGTTCTCGTAACAAAGCCTGCAATCTGCGGGTTTGGCCTCAACTGGCAACATTGCGCTCGGACGGCTTTTGTCGGCCGGACGTTTTCATACGAGGCTTGGTATCAGGCCGTGCGTCGGTTCTGGCGGTTCGGGCAAAAGCGTGAAGTCCAGGTTCATCTGATCGTCGCGGAGGGCGAGGACGCCATCGCCCGCGTGATCGATCGCAAAGCTGATGACCACGCCACGATGAAGGCGGCAATGCGAGCCGCGATGGCGCGGGCAACTGAAAAGACGGTCAGTCGCAAGACTTCCTATCAGCCAAATCACAAAGCAGGGGTGCCGGCATGGGCCGCGTGATCGAATGCCTTGACTCGGCGTCGGGCGAGAACTGGATGGCGTACAACGGCGACTGCGTTTCTGTGGCCGAACAACTGCCGGATGAAACGGTCGGGTTCTCGATCTACTCCCCGCCGTTCCAGAACATCTTCGTTTATTCCGACAGTGAAGCCGATATGGGCAACTGCACGTCGGACGATGAATTTAACCGGCACTATGCGTTTCTGATCCGTGAGAAATTGCGGATCACCAAGCCGGGCCGGCTGACTGCCGTTCATTGCTCCGACCTGCCATCCTCCAAATGGAAAGACGGTGTGATCGGCCTCAAGGACTTCCCCGGCGATATCGTCCGGCTGCACCAAGATGCTGGCTGGATTTTCCATTCCCGCATTTGCATCTGGCGCGATCCAGTCGTGGAAATGACCCGCACCAAGGCGCTGGGGCTGCTCTACAAGCAATTGAAGAAGGACAGCACTCGATCCCGCATGGGCATGGCCGACTATGTCCTGGTGTTCCGCAAGCCCGGCGACAATGCCGAGCCGGTCGGCCACATGCCGGAGAATTTCCCGGTTTCACAGTGGCAGAAATGGGCATCGCCGGTCTGGATGGATATAAACCAGACCAACACGCTCAACGTCCGCATGGCGAAAGATAATGCCGACGAACGGCATCTATGTCCGCTGCAACTCGATCTGATCGAGCGCGCCGTGACGATGTGGAGCAATCCGGGCGATGTGGTCTTGTCGCCATTCATGGGCATAGGTTCGGAAGGCGTCACGGCTCTTAAACTCAAGCGCAAGTTCATCGGCATTGAGTTGAAGCCGTCGTATTTCAAACATGCCTGCCGATATCTCGAAGCGCAGGAGCGGCAAGAGGACTTGTTCATCGCAGAGCTTCCGACCTTGGAGGCGGCAGAATGAAATTATCCGACCTGACCGGCTACGATCTCATCTATGTCGGTAGCCCGTACACCAAGTATCCCGCTGGCATTGAAGCGGCATTTGCTGACGTTTGCAGCCTCATGGGTGCGCTATTGCACAAAGGGCTCAAGGCATATTCGCCGATAGCGCATACGCATCCCATCGCCATCCACGGACAGATTGATCCTCTCGATCATCAATTCTGGCTCGCATACGACGCGGCCATGATGGCGAAGTCGGACGCCATGATCGTCGCGATGATGGATGGCTGGGAAGTCTCCTATGGCATCCGACACGAGATCGAGACGTTTCAGACGGCGAATAAGCCGGTGTTCTTTCTCAATCCGAAATCGCTCTCAGTCCGACTTGGTTATTCATCCGCAGCATAGGAGGCTCAAGTGGCACGACCCAAGCTAGCAGCCGTCACGACAAACCCTGAACCGATTTCCAACGGATTCGAACTCACCGAATCCGAAAAGCGGGCGTTGCTCGTTCAAGGCTTGGCCGAGATCGAGAAGCACATTGAGGAAAAGGATCGCGTCGTCGCGCTGATCCGAACGTCTCGGAAACGTCTCGTCTCTCACGGCTTCAAGCCCAAGGTGATCGACTTCGCGCTCCGGCTCCGAAAGGACGAGGATGATGCGATCATCGAACAGCGCCGTGCTGAACAGGAAGTTGCGAGGTTCCTGAACCATCCCATCGGGACGCAGCCGGAATTGCCTCTGGATGCAGTTCCAAGTGCCGATGCATTTGCGGCAGGCGAGAGCGCGGGCGCGTCTGGCGAGACTTGCAAGTCGCCATACGGCCCCGGAACGGCAGACGATCAGGATTGGATCAAGGGCTGGCATCAGGGGCAGGCAAATATCGCATCCGCGTTCAAGAAACTGGAAGCGAAGACTGCGGCGGAAGCCGAGGACGATGAAGCCGACGACGACGGTGACGAGGACTGAGCATGATCGTAGCGGGGCTCGATCTGGCAACGTGTTCGGGATGCGCGGTCCTTGATGGGGCGCGTGTCCTGCACGTCGAAGCCTATCGAGCCGCCGGGGCGAATGACGGGGAGATTTTCTTCACGTTCCGTAAGTGGCTGCGGAAAACTCTCATTCAGTACCGCGTCCAGTCCGTTGCGGTTGAGCAGCCCTTGCGAACCCCATCGATCGACAAGGACGGAGAGCTTTCGATCAAATCCCAGATGTCCACTTATCTCCGTCTCTACGGGCTTCGCGCCCATGCGGTCGAGACTTGCGCCCGACTCGGGATTGATTGCCGCGAGGTGAACCAAGCGAGTTGGCGGAAGGCCTTCACGGGGAACGGTAGGGCATCGAAAGAGGATGTGTTGGCTCTGGCTCAGAAAATCGTGCCGGGGTTGAAATCGACTGACGCCAGCGATGCAATAGGCGTGGCGTGGTGGCTCAATGGTGAGCTTCGAATCCAACAGGGGGCGAAATGACGACTATCAGAATTATCGATCTTGAGACGACGGGAATTGACCCAAAGGATCATCGCATCATCGAGGTGGCCGCCGTCGATCTTCACGAGAACGGCGAGATCGTGTTTGTCGGCTCGCATCTGGTCAATCCCGGTCGGGACATTCCGCCTGATGCGTCGGCGGTGCATCACATCATCGCCGCCGATTTGGCGACGGCTCCGCAGATCGGCGCGGTATGGGCGAACTACTTCGGGGCAGGGCAGCCGACCGTGCTGGCGGCACACAATGCTGAATTTGAAAGCGGCTACGTTCCGGCTCCGCAGGGTGGCAACTGGATTTGCACATACAAGGCCGCGTTGCGGGCGTGGCCGGACGCGCCGGGGCACGGCAATCAGGTTCTCCGTTACTGGCGCGGCCTCGATGGAATGAACGGGTTTGATCGTTCGTTCGCCAGCCTAGCGCATCGCGCCGGTCCCGACGCCTATGTGACGGCGTGGCTGCTGCGGGAATTGCTCAAGGTCGCGTCCGTGGATCAGATGATCGCGTGGACGTCTGAGCCGAAAGTCTATCCGAAGATCACATTCGGGAAGCATCGCGGCTCCCTATGGAAGGATATCCCGGCCGACTACCTGCAATGGCTTCGTGATGGACAGCACCAAATGGAGTCCGACTGGCGGCATGGTGCCAAGATCGAATTGGCGAGGCGCGGCCTACGATGACTGAATTTGAGGAGCGGTGTTTGGCCCTGCTTGAGCGCATCGCGGTCGCGGTTGAGGCGTCACAGCCAAAGCCAAAGGCGGTGAAGCCGAAAGCCGATTTGTTCGACGTGAACACCGAACGAGCGGTGAGAGGCAAAAAGCCTGTTCGCCCGATGCCGGACCCGTTCCTCATGACCGAAAAGCACAAAGCGTTTGCCGCCGAGCGCGGGATTGCCGGTCGCGCTGCCGAGTATCAGTTCGAACGGTTCAAGTCGCACCACGGCGCAAAGGGCAGCGTATTCGCATCGTGGGATCAGGCTTGGCAGACGTGGGTGCTCAATCAGGCGCGGTTTAACGGAACGGCTCCGACCGTGCGCCCGCCGAATGACGGGATGGACGGGCGGATATGAAAGAGGACCGCGAACGCACCGTTCGGCTGTTCGCAAACGTCGGGTGCTATCCGCAGAACTTCATCGGCAGCAAGACGTTTCGTTGCCCGGTTTGCAGCGACAAACGTAAACCGGCGAACCGCCGAAAGAGGTGTCTCTCGGTAAAATCAATGAGTGATGGCGTCCAGTTCTATTGCTTCAACTGCGACTTCAAGGGCGGCTTCTACTATGACGACAAGCGCAAAGATACTCGGCCCCATCGGCATGAAGGCTATCGAGGGCAGGGGACTAAATCCAGAAACAGTCGTTCGCTTCGGTCTGTATACGGCCCGTAGCGAGAGCGGCGAGGTCGTCCCGGACGTGAATGGGAATATCGTTGTTTTTCCATTCGAAGAACACGGCGTCACGGTCAACGAGAAGTATCGAGCGCCGGGCAAGAAGTTTTGGCAGAGCAAGGGCGGCAAAAAGACATTCTTCAACGCCGATGCTCTCGACGATCCCGCGCTTGAAGATGGCCGGATGGCGCTGGTGGTGACGGAAGGCGAGATCGATATGCTTACGGCGATCGATTGCGGCTTTCCTCTTGCGGTATCTGTGCCGGATGGCGCGCCGCCTGCGGTTGAGCCGAGCAGCCCAACTGCTACAGCCGACGCTACTAACGATGAAACGGGGAAATTTCAGTTTCTCTGGAACAACCGTGATCGGCTAAAACGGATCAAGCGGTTCATCCTCGCAGTCGATAACGATCCTCCGGGTCAACGATTGGCCGCAGAACTTGTCCGCCGTCTCAGTGCCTCTCGCTGCCTCTTCGTGACGTATCCTGAGGGCTGCAAGGATTTGAACGATGTCCTGATGCGCCACGGCGTAGAGGCCGTCAGTGCCGTCCTAAACGGCGCTCAGCACTACCCGGTGAAGGGCGTCTATACCCTCGCGGATTATCCCGATGCGCCGCAGATCGCCACGTATGGCACGGGATGGCCCATCGTGGACACGCTGTTCCAGATGTTCGCTCCGAGCTTCACGGTGATCTCCGGCCTTCCTGGTTCTGGCAAATCGACGTGGCTGACGAACCTGCTGATCAACATGGCGGAAATGCACGGTTGGAAATCAGCGGTGTTCTCGCCGGAAATGCCAATCGTTCCTCACTTGCGGGATAAGATGCGCCGGATCGCTGGACGCTCGCCTGTCGATCAAATGGGCAAGGATCGCCTCGCCAATGTGGATCGCTGGATTGGTGAGAATTTCGTGTTCATCGACCACGACACGCAAAACGACGACGACGACATCACCCTCGAATGGATATTGGAGCGCGCCGCCGATGCCGTCTTGAGACATGGCGTCCGGGTGCTGGTGATCGATCCTTGGAACGAAGTCGAACACGCCAAGGACCAGCGGGAATCTATGACGGAGTACGTCAACCGAGCGCTGCGGCAACTTAAGAAGTTCGGGCAGCGATACGGTCTTGCGGTGTTCGTCGTGGCTCATCCGACAAAGGACGTCGCCAAGGACGGCAAGTCCCGCGTCCCAACACTCTACGATATTGCTGATTCCAGTGCGTGGTTTAACAAGCCGGACCTCGGAATCATCATCGACCGGCCCGACGCTCACAGCGACGAAACCATGATCTACGTCAAAAAGGTCCGCTTCGAAGGAACGGGCGAAAAAGGCGCGGTTCGGATGCGTTTCGACCGTGAGACGAGCCGGTATGAACTGCTGAACGCGGCGGATGAGGGGGATTTGTTGTCGGCATGACCCCAGCCCTCGCCAATATCTGCAAGGACTTCGGCATCACCGTTGTGCATCCAGCACAGCATCGCCCGTTCACTCCTTTGCAGACGGCGGCGGGTGCGACACTGGAGCGGATACTGTCGGACCACGGCGAGGCGCATTTGCGCGATGTGCTGACCGTTCTGACGGAAAGCGAAAACACCAAACACATGCTGATGGCTCCCGTCATCAAGGCGGTATCTGGTATCATGTCAAAGCATCCGCGCTGGTATGAAAACGACGCCAGCGGATTCCTTGCCGTCATGGACAAGGCTGATCTGGCGGAGATGTACGAACGATCCAAGGCTAATAAGGGCGTAGTCCCGGCTCACGCCACGATCGCAACCATGCTGCTCAAGGAACTCGGGGCGGTGTTCGCGCCGGAAGAAATGGAGAGGCTGCTATGATCGATCATATCAAGGACCGCTTCATTGAAGCCGCCGACGTGGAGCGTCGGTCTCCGCGCGAGAGGCTGGGGCCTTCAACCAAACTCGGATACTGGCCAGAGTACCAAGCCTCATTCGAGGATAAGGCCGGATGGGGTTCGGCGCGCCTTGCGGAAGAACGGGAGATGCGATTTCGTCGGCTGCCGCCATCAGCCGCCGCGATCAGCCGATACGAGGAAGTCCTGCTAGTCTGGACCGCCGAATATCTGGACACGGAATACGAGCGTAGGCTTGTATGGTTCTGGGCTTTCAGCAAAGCGGGTGGAAGATCGTTCTCTGCCATCTGCCGGAAGAAAGGATGGTCGCGGGATACGGCCAACAACCGCCTCAAGCGCCTATTCGCGCGAATTTCGGCCAAAGTGGTCAACGATCCTAATTCCTTGAGCCGCAACGGCAATATACCGGATTGCACAACTCTCCCGCCCGTGGGACTTATTCCGTGCACGCTGAACGAATTGCCGGAAGCGCAATCCCCTCGATCCTGGAACGACGGATCGACCAGCGCAGATCAACCAGACATGCGAGATTTTAGCTGGGCGGCGAAGCAGGCCGAACGGGAAGCCCGAAAGCGCCGCAAGGCTGAGGCCGGGATGCCGTGCAAGAAATCGGAAGCCGCCTAATGCAGCGCCTCGCCACCAACTACCCGACCCAATCAATGGGCCGGGCAATCGACTATGAGGCGGTGAAGCGGAATGCGTTCCGGGATCAGGGGATTGTGGTCGCAAGGCTGGACGATCACCGGCTCACCGAATGGGATCGGCAGTTCCTGCGGAATATCGCGGGAAAGCTCTACGGCTCCCGCAACTAGTTTCACACAGGGGTGCCCGCCCGTGACTGCCGTGGCAACGGCACGGTCAACGGCCCCCGCACACAGCAGAGCGGCGCTTGCCGGGGAGCCACGTGCCCGGTCGGCAGAAGCCATGAAAAGGGTCAGCCATGGCAGAACGCATGGAAGCCTGTAAGCAGCCCAGCACTAGCCCGCTGTAAGGCGATGGGGCGAAACATCGTCCGGGGTCTGCAAGCCCCATAACCAGTTTCCGCCCGAATGGGCACCCGGTGCTAGATGCACCCAACAAGCAGGAGAAGGCCGATGACGGTCCGAGCGAAGTTCTTTGTCGAGAATATCCAGCACAACGATGTGCCGGGCACCGATCAATATGCCACAGTCACGATGAAGCCGGTATTCGGAACCTATGCCGACGGTGACGCCGAAGGCACCAACAAGTCGTGGTCGAAGTGGACACCTTCGGGGCATCTGACCATCACGATCACCAACCCGTCCGCCATCGATCAATTCGAGATTGGCAAGGCGTACTATCTCGACTTCACGCCCGTGTAGCTCAGTTGGTAGAGCGGCTGCCTTGTAAGCAGCGGGTCCGGGGTTCGAATCCTCGCTAGGGCACCAAGTACGTGGCGGTTGAGATGAGGTAGCGGCAGGCCGATGAGCTACTGCCGCCCGCCACGCTTAAATAGCAAAGAATAGTGAAAAGTAGATGCCCAGAGGTGCAAAGCCCGGAGAGCGCCGTGGTGGCCGCCAGAAGGGCACCCAGAACAAGGCGAAGGCCAACCGAGCCCTTGCTATTCGGATTGCAGGGATCGAGCCCAAGACGTTCCTATTGAACGGTATGGGCTTCTATCAAGCGCAGATCGAGGACGAGATAGCAAAGGGCGCTGGCGCGGATCAGGCCAAGATCGCCGCCGCTTATGCCGCTGGCAAGGAGTTTGCGAAAGACGCCGCTCCGTATTGTCATGCGCGTCTCGCCGCGGTCGAACACATGGGCAAGGGCGGCGGGCCAATCGAGATATCGGATGCAAAGGAACGCCTTGCACATATCCTCTCTCGCCACGCTGCCGGCGGATCAGATAGCGGAAGCACTGGCGAGTCTCAGTGACGTTGAGGCCGAGCAGCTACTGCACGATTGGGAATTTCTGGCCCGGCCCGACCAACTTCCGCCGCCCGGGGACTGGCGGACCTGGTTGTTCTTGGCGGGGCGCGGTGCTGGGAAGACCAGAGCAGGCGGGGAGTGGATCAGGGCCAAGGTCAAGGCTGGATATCAGCGCCTTGCATTGATCGCGCCGACCAGCGCCGACGCCCGCGACGTCATGGTTGAAGGGACTTCAGGCATACTATCGGTTTCATGGCAGCATGATAAGGACCGAACCGGCAAGCTGATGGGCTTGCCAAGCTATGAGCCGTCCAAGCGGCGCCTGACATGGGGCAACGGAGCGATGGCCACGCTATTCTCGGCGGAGGAGCCGGAACGCCTCCGTGGTCCGCAGCACGACGCGATCTGGGCCGACGAGCTGGCGGCTTGGAAGAACGCTCAGGACACCTGGGACATGGCCATGTTCGGCCTTCGTCTCGGGACCAATCCGCAGGTGATGGTTTCGACCACGCCGAAGCCGATTCCCTTGCTCAGGGCTTTGCTCCGCGACCCGACCACGGAAGTGACGCGAGCCACGACGCATTCGAACAAGGCGAACCTTGCCGACGCTTTTTTGGCTCAGATCGTCAAGAAGTACGAAGGGACGCGCCTCGGTCGACAGGAATTGGCCGGCGAACTCCTCGAAGAGGCAGAGGGCGCGCTCTGGAATCGGGAGACGATCGAGCGAGCAAGACTGAAAGGTTCATTGCCAGAGTTTAAACGGGTCGTAGTGGCGATCGACCCGGCCGTGACGGCAAAGGCCGAGAGCAACTTGACGGGCATCATAGCGGCGGCTCTGGGCGTTGACGGGCGCGGTTACGTGCTGGCGGATTCGTCGGGCAGATATTCGCCGGACCAATGGGCGCGGAAGGCAATTGAACAGTTCGATAGCCTCAAGGCGGACCGGATCGTCGCGGAAGGCAACCAGGGCGGCGATCTGGTTAGGCACACGCTGCACAGCGTCCGCTCCAATGTCCCGGTGACGATTGTGCATGCCACGCGGGGAAAGAATGCGAGAGCGGAGCCGATCGCGGCGCTCTACGAGCAAAACCGTATCAGCCACGCCGGCCAATTTGCCGAACTTGAAGATCAGATGTGTACGTGGGAGCCGCTGGGCGATCAGCCGTCGCCTGACCGGATCGACGCGCTGGTGTGGGCGCTGACGTCGCTGATGCTGGGTAATCCAGAAACGAAGACCACGACCGTTAAAGGATTGATCTAAATGGCGGTCGATTCAAAGCATCCAGAGTATTCGGATCGAGCCGACGAGTGGCGCTTGATGCGCGACTGCGCCAGAGGTGAAAAGTCCGTCAAGGAGGCGGGCGAAACCTATCTGCCCATGCCATCCGGGTTCAGAACTCAGGACGACAAGGGCGTCGGCTACTACGCGATCTATCAGACCCGCGCTCAGGTGCCGGATACCGTGGCGCAGACGCTCGCCGGTATGGTCGGTGTGATCCATCGCGTCGAATCCAAGATCGAAATGCCCGATGCGATGCAGGGGCTGTGGGAAAGGGCCACCAAGGACGGTTTGACGCTTGAGGCGTTGCACCGTCGCATCACGTCCGATCTGCTGCTGATGGGCCGCTACAGCCTGTTGGTGACGGGTTCACAGGAAGCGGCGGGGCTACCGTATCTGGCGGGTTACACCGCAGAGGCATTGATCAACTGGTCCGATGATCGCGACTTCTACGTGCTGGATGAAAGCGCGCCGGTCCGCAACGGGTTCGAATGGACCGATGAGCAGCGCTACCGCGTCCTGACGCTGGACGGCGCGCGTTACAAGGTCGAGACCTATACAGGCACCACACCTGACGAGAAGCAGCCCGACGAATTACAGGCGCGCGGCGGGAAAGCCCTGACCGAAATTCCATTCGTGGTGATCGGCGCGAAGGACTTGGCCGTATCGCCCGAAGAACCGCCGCTTATCGGAGTGGCGCGATCCGTCATCGCTCAGTACCAGCTATCGGCGGACTATCGCTGGCAGCTGTTCATGACAGGGCAGGAAACCGCCACGGTCATCAATGGCGATGCGCCGGATGCTGTCGGTGCTGGCGTTGTTCTGGTGCTCAAGGGCGAGCCGAACATGACGCCCGATTTTAAGTATGTCGGGCCGTCAGGGACAGGCATTCAGGCTCACGAGCGTGCGCTGGCGGCTGAAAAACAGAACGCTATCGCCGCAGGTGCACGGTTGCTCGATAGCGAGAAGCGCACGGCAGAGAGCGGAGACGCGCTCAGGCTTCGCTACACGGCTCAGACCGCAACGCTCACCACGATCAGTCAGGCCAGCGCTGCGGGGCTGGAAAAGGCGCTGCGCTACGTTGCGACGATCATCGGGGCAAATCCTGATGAGGTGATCGTCACGCCGAACCTGCAATTTGTCGATCAGTTGATGGACCCGCAGGCGGCATTGAACCTGGTCAAGGTCTGGCAGGCCGGTGCGATGTCCAAGCTGTCGCTCTTCGAAAACCTGCAACGCGGCGAGTTGATCAGCGCAGAGAGATCATTCGAGGACGAAGAGGAAGAGATCGCCAAGGATCAGGAGGGCGTGGAGCCGGAGCAGGAGATCGATCCGGTGACGGGGCTGCCTGTTGAGCAGACGGAAGGCGAGCCGGCAGTATGAGCAAGGACGAAATCCCGGTGATCCGGGAAGCGACCGGCGCGTTCAATCGGTCAATTCTCGACGCGGTTCTTCCGGCGATCCGCGAGGCTGCTAAATTCAAGGGGTATGCCGTTGCGGTTCACGGTAGCCTAAAGCGCGACATCGATCTGATTGCTGTTGCTTGGACTGATCAGGCATATCCGCCGGACGAACTCGTTTCTGCGATCTGTGGGGCCATAAGTGGTGTCCTTGGGAATTGTCTGCGGCTCGGCGACAAGCCGACGCTGAAGCCTCATGGGCGCATTTCCTATACGCTGATCCACCCTGGTCATATCGGTGAGATTGATCTGAGTGTCATCCCGCCGCGGCCGACGACAGAGCCGGCAGAGTGAGCGATATCATCGTGCGGGGGATGCATGGGTTGGGCGACAATCTGCATCAGCGCGCCTTGCTGCGTCAGCTTATGGTTCGCGGTCAGGTCTGGCTGGAATCGTCGTGGGTCGCGCCGTACTACGATCTGGTCGGGCAGGGGCTGAGAATTGTTCACAAAACAACGTCGCTGCGGACGCAAACCAAAAACGCCAGACGTGAGGCCGGGCTGTTCTGTCAGGATAGACCGCCGGCCGGCGCGAAGGAAATAGCGGTTTGGTATCGGCCCGAGGAAGTGAAGCGGCACGGCTCTGTGCTGGGAGCAATGTGCGCCAATACCGGGGCCAGCATTGAGACGGCGGATTTCAGCTTGCCCGTTCCGAAGGAATGGCAGGACGGGGCCAGATCATTCGTCGGCAACCCGGCCAAGCCGATTATGATCTACAGGCCGCTCGTAGAGCGCAGGGAATGGAGCGGATGCGCAGCACGCAACCCGGATCACGACGCTTACCTTGATCTGTTTCTGAGCATCAGGGACCGTTTCCACGTCATATCCGTGGCTGACCTTGTGCCCGGCGTCGAATGGATCGCCGGCCATCGGATCGCTGCGGACCAGAAGTTTCATGGCGGCGAACTCGATTTCGAGGCGCTGGCCGGGTTGTTTTCGCTTTCCTCGCTGGTGTTCTGCTCGCCGGGCTTCGCGGTGATTTTGGCTCAAGCTGTCGGAACGCCGGTTGTCTCGATCTTCGGCGGGTATGAGCGCGCCTATTCGTTCTCGGCTGGTGCCCGCTATTCGCCCTATCTCGGCGTCGAGCCGATCAAACCAACGGACAGTTTCAGGCATGACGAACGCTGCGACAAGCGGATCGACATCGACGCTGCGCGGGAGCGCATCTCGGAATTTGTTGCTGCCAACCATCGCTCAGTCGCAGCTTGACGTTCAGTCCATCGATTGGACGGGGTTGACGCAGCGATACATGAACCCCGGCGAACTTGAGGTTCTGGCCGCGCTCGTCCGCGGCGTGTCGCCCAAGGTGGTGATTGAGATCGGCACGAACGAGGGTCGCACCGCCAAGGCCATCCTGCAGAACGTCGATGGCATCGATCGCTATCAGGGCGTCGATGTTGAGGCGGGCTACGTCCCCGCGATGAAGGTGCAGCGCAACGAGCGACCTGAGCGCCCCGGATGGATGGCTGCGGACGACCCGAGGTTTGAACTTATCCTGCGGAAACGCGGCTCGCTCGACCTTGAGCCGAGCGACCTGTCGGAATGCGATGTGATGTTCATCGACGGCGATCACGGGCACGCCGCGGTGCGTCACGATATCAGGCTTGCCGAGGCGCTGGTAAGGCCGGGCGGAGTGATCATCTACCACGATTATCACGACCTCGGGACCGTCGATGTGAAGACGGTTCTTGAGGAACGAGCGGCGAGGGGATTTGCAATCCAGCACGTCGAAGGGACGTGGCTGGCGTTTGAACGGAGATAACAATGGCGAAGGCGGTCAGGAAAGCCCTACGGAAGCCCGTGGTGAAGAAAACCAAGGCGAAGGCGCGTAGCACCTATCAGCGCCCCGAGCGCATCACAAAGCCCAAGACAAAGGCTGAGGCGGTTCGGATGATCCGTCGCGCCGAGGCGATGTTGAAGGCGTGCGGAGCGCGTTGATCCTCGGGGGGGCGGCTTGCGTCTGGGGAGATGCCGCCGCCGCACTCGATCTGTTCCGGCCCGATCTGACCATCGCCGTCAACGATATGATCGGTGCTTGGGCTGGACATCTGGACATCGCAGCAACGCTGCACCCTGAATTCCTGCATCGCTGGATCAACGAGCGGCGGCGCAACGGCTTCAACGAGCCGCAGACGTGGGCGCATAAGGCGTCCGGTCCTAACGGGAAGGTTGAGGCCCGGATAGATCGAACGACGGATGATTGGGCCGGTTCGTCCGGGCTTTTCGCGGTCAAGGTCGCGCTGGAATGCGGATGCGACCGGATCGTATTGGCTGGCGTTCCGATGAATGCGGACGCCGCTCATTTCTTCGATGCCGCGCCGTGGCAAGAGGCCAGCGCCTACCACAAGGCATGGCTTAAGCATCAAGTAGAGATGGCGCCTTACGTGCGCTCAATGTCGGGCTGGACAGCGGACTTGCTGGGCCGGCCTGACGCCTCATGGCTCGCCAGAGCCGCTTAACGCCTGCGACGCGGGCAATCACACAGGAGAACGAGCCGATGGCTCTCAAGGCGATTGTGGACGATCTGGCCGATGTGCCGGAAGCACTCCATGGCGAATACAAGGAACAGAAGATCGGCGACAAGACGGTGTTCGTGCTGGACGTCGAAGGCGTCGATGCTCACCCGGTCGTGGTCAATCTCAAGACCGCCCATGAGCGGCAGAAGCAGGCCAACAAGACGCTCACGACGGAACTCAACGCCGCCAAGGCCCGATTGGAAGGACTGCCCGACGACTTCACCGCCGAAGAATACGAGCGCATCAAGGCTATTGCCGATGGCAAGGATGGTCCGAAGCCTGACGAGCAGGTCGCGCGGGTCCGTGAGCAGCTTGAACGCAAGCACACGACCGAACTCGGCAAGAAGGACGACCGCATCAAGGTCCTGGAAGGCGTGATCAATCGCACGCTGGTGGATGACGGCCTCAATTCGGCACTCGACGCCGCCGGCATCGACCCGAAGTTCAAGAAGGCGGCGCGTGCCCAGCTCAAGGAAAGCGGCCTGATCAAGTTGGTCGAAGAAGACGGCCAGTTCTCGGCCACGGTCGAAACCGACATGGGTCCGATGCCGCTGGACAAGTTCGTCGCCGATTGGGCGGCCGGCGACGAAGGCAAGGTGTTCGTGTCTCCCGCGAAGCTGGATGACGCGCCGGGCTCCCGACACAATCGCGGCACCGAGAATAACCCCTACGCCAAGGACCGCTGGAACAAGACCGAGCAGGGCCGTCTCATGCAGACGGACCGCAACAAGGCGGAACGGCTGGCCCGAGCGGCCGGTTTCAAGGATTTGGCGGCGGCCAACGCGGCTCGCCTGCCTCTCGCCTCGTAAGAGGCAGCCACACGGCGGCGATGCCGCCACCAACCAACAGCCATGGCGATGCCTGGCCTGTTTCAAATCGTGAAATCAGCCAGACACAGGAGAAATCACCATGGCTGCTACCAAGTTGGGCGATGTCATCGTCCCCGAAATCTTCAATCCTTACGTTATCGAGCGCACCGCCGAACTGTCCGCACTCTGGCAGGCCGGCATCGTCTCCACGGTCAGCGATATCTCGCTGGGCGAGGGCGGCTCCACGATCCAGATGCCGTTCTGGCAGGACTTGACCGGCGACGATCAGGTGCTCGATACCAGCACGGACCTGACCGTTTCGAACATCGTCGCGTCGAAGGACGTAGCGGTGGTCAACGGTCGTGCTCTGGTCTACGGCGCAACCGACTTGTCGGGTGCTCTGGCCGGCGATGATCCGATGCGAGCCATCGGTGATCTGATGGCCGCGAAGTGGGCGCGTCAGATGCAGAAGGTCACCATCAACGTGCTCAACGGCGCGATGGGGGCCATGAGTGACGAGAGTAAGAACACGCTCGATATCTCGGCACTGTCCGGCGCGGCGGCCGTGCTCGACAGCGATGCATTCATCGACGCACTTGGCACCATGGGCGACGCCGAGGGCAAGATTCAGGCGCTCGCTGTTCACTCTGCCACGCACCGCCTGATGAAGAAGCAGGGCCTGATCGAAACCATCCCGCCGGAAGACGGGAAGGAAGAGATCAGCCTGTATCAGGGCAAGCGCGTCATCGTCGACGACGGGATGCCGGTCAGCACGGGCAAGTACACCACGTATCTGTTCGGCGCGGGTGCGATCGGCTATGCCGAGGGCACGCCGAAAACCCCGTCCGAGACGCAGCGCGAAGGCCTGAAAAACGGCGGTGAGGAATATCTCATCAACCGCCGGCATTTCGTCCTGCATCCCCGCGGCATCAAGTGGGACCCCGGTTCGGGCGTCCCGGCCAAGGATACGCCGAGCAACACCGAGTTGGCGGCCAAGGCCAACTGGACCCGCGTGTACGAGAACAAGAACATCCGCATCGTGAAGCTGGTCCACAAGATCGCGTAACCAGCGCGGCAACGACAATGAGGGCGGGATCACTCCCGCCCTTTTCCAATTCAAGAGGCCGTCATGACGTATCAGAAGCCGAGCGACGCCGAGATGGCGCGCCGTGCAGAAATTCAAGCCATCCGCAATCGCCATTACGAGCGGGTCGCGGCGGGTGATGCATCGCCTGCAAACGATGAGGGCGAGCGCAAGACGGAAGGTCTGACGGTCGGCAAAGGTCCGCGCGGCAAGTTCTACGTCAAGCTCGGCAAGGACCTCGTATCCGGTCCGTATGAGACGGAGAGCGAAGCCAAGGCGAGGGCGGTCTGATGGCTTTGAACGTCACGCCGATGATTCACATCGCAGCGCCGGCATGGTAGTAAGAGCGAACCGCCGAGGTGCTGGAAACACCTCGACGGCTCTAACCACGCCGATGATAGGAGCATCGCCATGGCTAAGGGAAAGCCTTTCATAGGTAGCCCTAAACAGCAATACGTTTGCGAAATATGCGGAACGGGAAAGATGCAGTATGCGTCTCAAGTTGGGGCGCATTTTTACTGTTCGAAAGCGTGCCACAATCAATCTATGGTCGGGCGTAAATGGGGGAAGGGGACGGCTGGTCGCCGTCTCAAGTCAAGCAAGCCATGTAAGAATTGCGGGCTCTTGATGGAGGGCATCCCCTCTCTCGTTAAGAGGCGCGTCTTTTGTTCTCTGGCGTGCGCCGGCCGCTATTATAGCGGCCAATCCCACCCGGCGTGGAAAGGTGGTAATTCGAAACTACGTTTGTCGATTGGGCTGACGAAGAGATACAGGGACTGGAGACTAGGCATAATCAAGAGAGATGGAGGCCGATGCAGATGGTGCGATAGCCTCGGTCTTAATGTTTATAGGCCGCTTGAGGTTCATCACATCATTCCTGTGGCCAAGTCCCCGCGCCACACATTTAATGATGACAACGCTATCACGCTATGCCGCAAGCATCACCTTCAAACAAAGGGGCGAGAGAACGTGTTCGCGGCGTTTTTTGCCGGACTAATCGACCGCGAATTGGTGTCGAAACCGATAGCGAACAAGCGAGACGTTCCGTTTTCGATCAGCAAGGAAGAATTGGCCGATCTCTATTGGCGCGAGCGTCGTTCGACAATAGAGATCGCAAAGATGAAGGGCTGCGACCCGACCTATATTCAAGCGTTTATGCGCCGGTACGACATACCCCGCCGTGGCGCACGAGAGGCCGCGCAGAATTACCGTACAAAAACTGAGGTTGCCGCATGAGTTTGATTGTTGAAGTCGGTGGCCAGAGCTCAGACTCGTATTGCTCCGTAGAAGAGGCATCGGCCTATGCCGCCAAGAAGGGACTAGCATTTGCGGCATCGCCTATTGAGCCGGCAGAACAGGCCTTGCGCCGTGCCACGGCTTGGATCGATGCGACCTACCGCATTCGTTTCCCCGGCGCGGCTACTGACGTCTGGCAAAGCCTGGAATGGCCGCGTGCTGGCGTGGTCTATCGCGGCGAGGCTTACGACGAGACGAAGATACCCCAGCAGATCAAGGATGCGACCTGCGAAGCCGCCATCCGTGAGATCGCCAAGCCCGGCATTCTGTCGCCGGATCGGCAGCGGGGCGGGGCGATCAAGGAAATTCAGGCCGGTTCGGTCGATATCACTTTCGCGGACAACGCACCGATCGAGACGGCATTCACGGCCATCGACGGTCTATTGAGCGGGTTCCTGCTCCCGGCCAAGGGCAAGACCTCAACCGCGTTTGTCGCGAGGGCCTGATGACCATTCTCGACGACATCCCGGATTTGGTGAATGGCGCGTTCGGAGACGTGTTCTACGACGCGGTAATGACCGTGGACGTGCCGCAGGACAGTCCTGATCCGGCTGATCCGTTGCCGCCGGTGCCGACGCCATTCGGGTGTAAGGCGTATGTGACCAAGTATTCCGCCTATTACCGCGCGAACTCTCTGATCGATGCGTCTGACCGAAAGGTAACCGTGCTTGCGAAGTCGCTAGCCATTGAGCCGGTGAAGAGCGCGCGGATCACTGTTCAAGGCATCACCTTCACCATCATCGATTATGACGACGGTGGGTCGAACCGATCGATATGGGAAATTCAGGGACGTATGGGCTGATGACGACAATTGCCTACAAGGACGGGGTGCTCGCTGCTGACACGGCTTGCTGTCAAGGCGGCGTGCTGTGTGGGAGCATCGTCAAGATCGTGCGCCGCGCTGACGGTGACATGGCCGGCGCAGCGGGTGATGCATCATACAATCACGCATTCAATGCTTGGTTCCTGTCGGGCGAAAATGGCGCTCCGCCGGAAGCGAAAGAGGAGGAGCGATCCTTCGACCGTGGCGTGGTCTATCGGCGCAGCGGAGTAATCGATGTATTCGAGCCGCGTGGCAGGTTCACGATGAATGCGCCGTTCTATGCTTTTGGTTCCGGCAAAGAACCGGCACTCGGCGCGATGTTCGCCGGAGCGGATGCAGAAACGGCCATCAAGGCGGCCATTCACTTCGATCCTCATACGGGCGGTGAGATCACCGTTTTACGGCACGACGACTGATGGAAGTCATCGCCATCAACCGCTCCGAGTGCTGCGCTATTCTCGATACCGGCCACATCGTCCACTTCGCATTGATGCTGGATATCCACCAAGACGAAACCGATGACGTGAGCGAGGCGGTAGTTGCCGTGGCTCCGCTACCGGACGGACGCTGGGCCGTGATCGATTTCAGCAAGTTTGAGACGGTGAGCGTGCATTGATGGCTGTGAACAGGTTCGATCAACTTATCGACCAGTTTGAGCCGGTATTACGCAAAGCCTTTCTGGATGCCGTCTATGCCATGCGTGGCCGGGCCGACATTGCCCAGATCACGGCAATGCTGGAACGGCGGGACGTGGAAGGCGCTCTGCGGGCCGTGGGGCTCGATCCGGCGTCGTTCCGGCTATTCGATAAGGGGATCACAAACGCCTTCGAGGCGGGCGCTTTGGCCACGGAAACCATCATCCCGGTCATTCGCGGCGCGGACGGCTTCAGGACGGTGTTTCAGTTCAACATCCGCAATCCTGCGGCTGAGAATTGGCTGCGGACCTATTCGTCAACGCTGGTGCGGGAAATATTGGACGATCAGCGGACGATGATCCGAGACTATCTGCGGGCCGGGTTATCACAGGGAGCAAATCCGAGGACCACGGCGCTTGATCTGGTCGGAAGGATCAATAAGGCGACGGGCAAGCGTGAGGGCGGCGTGATCGGCCTCACCTCGTCGCAGGAACAGTGGCTGCGAAACTACGAGGCCGAGCTATCGAGTGAAAACCCGCTCCCTGCGCTCAATAGGAAGCTCAGGGATGCGCGGTTTGATTCGTCGGTGCGAAAGGCGGCAGAGAGCGGGAAGCCCATCCCCGCGGCCTTAAAGGCCAAGATGCTGACCGCCTATCGAAACAGGGCGTTACGGAATAGAGCCGAAACCATCGCGCGGTCGGAAACGATCACGTCTTTGCACACCGCTCAGGATCAGGCGATTGAGCAGGCCATCGCGTCAGGCACAATTGATCGTGAGGCCGTGACGTTCAAATGGCGCAGCGCCAAGGACAAGCGCGTCCGTGAGGCGCATCGGCATCTCGACGGACAGACCGCGAAGTATGGAGAGGCGTTTCAGTCTGATCTTGGACCGATCCGATATCCTGGTGATCCGCAGGCGGTTGCGGCGAACCGGATCAACTGCCGCTGCTGGCGCGAGCCGGACATCGATTTCCTTCGGGGGATCAAGTGATGAGTGTCGTCGAGAACAAAAACTTTGCGGCGTCCATTGACGATTGGGTGAAGCAAACCGAACAGCGGATGACGGCGGTGTTTCGAGAAAGCACCAAACGCGTCGCATCTATCGCGAACAACGGTGTTCCGATCGATACCGGCTTCGCCAAGGATAGCATTCAGGCGTCGACGGAATCGATGCCGCAGATCAACCCCAACAAAAAGGGCGAGAAGGGGCAGACCTACAGCACAAACGCCTTCGGGCAGGTGGTCTTGGTCATCAATGGAGCGACGCTGGGCCAGACCATCTATGTCGGATGGACCGCCGCCTACATGCTCCCGCTCGAATTTGGACACTCAAAGCAAGCGCCATCGGGGTTCGTGAGGCTCGCGGCTGCTCAATGGCAGCACACCGTGGATCAAGTCACTGCCGAGGCGAAGGCTCGATCCTCGGCTCAATAACGCCACGTAGTTCGTTCTCGTCCATCTGGATAGCGCCGGTCAGACTGGCGGCAAGCATCACAAGAGCCGTTCTCGCAGTGGTGAGCGCGGTATCGCCTCTATTGGTTTCGCCTTCCTGATAGCCCAGCGCGTCCATTGCGGATCGCAGCAGGGCAATAACCTCTTGATCGGATGCTTTAGGCAATGGCTGAACCTGTCGAAGTGGCCGTGAACATGGCCCTGATAGCACGGGCGCAGGCCTTCGCGACAGCCCAAGGCATCGCAATTTCGCTCCCGAACATTGCGTTCACGCCGCCGACTGCGGGGCAGAACGTGAAATGGCTGCGGGCGACGTTTCTGCCGGCCCCTACGGCAACGCTTCCGGTCGGGGGTGGTTCAGATCGCTACTACGGCTTGCTGCAAATCGACGTGTTTCATGGCGCCGGGGCGGGCGAGTACGCGCCGGGACGGATTGCCAGTGCTGTCATCGAATATTTCGACCGTGGCACGGCCATGACCAAGGACGGCTTCACAGTGCGGGTTTCTCGCCGCCCGTCGCGCGGGCCAATGATCGTCGCGGACGGTTGGGCGCAAATTCCGATAACCATCAACTACGAAGGTTTCGCAACGGCCTGAACGGCCATCATCTGAAGGAGAACTGTCATGGGTGTTGGGACCGTTTCGGGCACCAAACTCTACATCACCGATCCTGGAACGCCGGTGGCGTCGCCCGATCCGTGGGTCGAGATCAAGGATATCGCCTCGCTCGGCAACATCTCGCAAACTTTCAATGCGGTTACGGTGTCGTCGATCGGAGACGGCGACGATTACACCCTGAAGGGCCAGCGCTCGTTCCCGAACTTCGAGATCACGCTGAACAAGAATGCGGATGATCCGGGTCAGCAGGATCTCAAGGACGCATCGGACGCAGCGCGCGGCACGCTCTACAACTTCAAAATCGTGGAAAACGATGGAGCAAAGATCACTTGGAAGGGAGAATGCTTTGGCTATGGCCCGAACTTCGGCGGTCCGGAAGCCCTGAAGCAGATCGTGACTTCGATCTCGATCCGCCCGACCTCGCTGGTCTACACCGACGCGCCGTAAGGAGTATCCATGACCGATCTTGCTCAATTCGCCGACCTTGCCAAGGCTCAGGACGACGGTATCGACGTCGTCATCCTGCATCCCAAGACGGGCGAAAGCCTCGGCATCACTGTCAAAGTTGCCGGACCGGATAGCGACCGCCAGAAGAAGGCGCGGAATGCGATCAACAACGATCGTCTCAGCATGTCCCGCAATAAGCGGCTCACCGCTGCGGAACTCGAAGCCGACGCGCTCAAGGTCACGGCGGCTTCGATCATCTCATGGGATGGCGTGATCGAAAACGGGGAAGCCGTTGCGCTGAACAACGAGAACGCGACCGCAATTCTCGCCAAATACCCGTTCATCCGGGAGCAGCTCGACGCCGCTGTGGGTGACAGGGCGGGTTTTATCAAGAGCTGATCGCGGAGCTTGTCGAAGCTCTCGGCGCTCAGCTTTCCAATCCGGAAACACCGATCGACATTCCCGACTGCGCCGAGCACGTCTGGATTTGCTTCCACGATCTGCACAATGCACGAGGTACGGGATTCAACGGCCCGGACCCGATTTCATTTCCAGATATCGCCGCGTGGTGCGTCCTCAACGGGACGCGCCTCAAGGCGTGGGAACTAACAGCTATCCGCGCTCTGGATAATCGGATCATCCATGGGCCAGCAAATCAGCCCAGGCCAGATGGAAAATCCGACTTGTTCGCGGACTTGAAGCGCATGGCCGTAAAGAACAAACAAAGGAGGGTGCAGAATGTCTGATCTCGCGACCCTCGGCTTGGCGGTAGACTCATCGCAGGTAAAAATCGCGACGAAAGACCTTGACGGCTTTTCGAAGTCCGCGAACAGCGCTGCCGCCGCAGCGCAGAAAACATCTGATGCCGCCGGCAAGAGCAAAGACCCCGTTAAGGCGTTTGCGTCCGCGTTTAAGGATGCCGATGCAAATCAGGGCTCCTACGGCAAGGGCGCGAATAAGGTCATCGACAGTCTTTCAAATCAATTTGTGAGGCTTCAATCGACAGGCAGGCAGTGGGCGCAACTCTCTGCGATCCAGAAGGCGGGCGTCGATGTAAATTCTGATGCCGCCGATAAGATCGCCAAGATGGCGGGCGCGCTGTTCGATATGGAGCAGGGCCAGAAGAAGACGGCCGCTGCGGCGAACGACAACGTCAAGGCAAATCGGCTTTGGGCCGGTTCGAGCAGCCAAGTCATTCAGGCTCTTGGCCTGTTTGGCATCGGATTCGGTACGGTGCTGACCGCTGCGACAGAACTCTATCGGTATCTGAACCGAAACGCGCCGACCACGGAGAAGATCCTGCAGGAGCAGGATCGGCTTATTCGCATCGTCAAAGCCAGCTATGACGATGCCACGAAGTCAGCAAAGAACTTTTTCGAGCAGAGCAAGGATGTCACCCGCCTGCAATTGCTCCAGCAGGAAATTGAGCTTCAGCAAAAGCTCAGGGAGGAAGTCGGGAAGGGTATTTCCAATTCGACGACCTTCGGGAACATCGGAGATTTCTTTTCTGGCACGAAACAGGTCAAAGAGCAGTTTCAGGCGTTTGAGGATGCGATATTCCGCCTCAAGGATGGGTTTGACCAAGGCGCGCCGAACGTCAGGGAATTTGCCGATCAGGTCGCTCGCATTGGCTTGCAAAACCCCGAATTGCAGAAGGCCGCGATCGATCTGATCAAGAACGTCGGTAGCGCATCCGAACTAGCGGAAAAACTCAAGGCCATTCGATCATCGCTCGATCTGCTCGACGGCAAAAAATTGAACGATGAGGGGCGTGCGTCTATCGGACTCCGACCTGATCGGAGCGGTGAAAACCTCGCCTCGGCATGGGACAAGCAGCTTGCCTCTCTAAGCCGCCGCAATGCCGCGATGGAAGCGGAGGCCCGCACTGTTGGGCAAAGTGATGCCGCGCATGAAAAGATGCGGACCACGCTGTTGCTGGAGGATTTTCTCTACAACAAGGGTATCAAGAACATTGACGCCTATCGTGAGCAGATCGCGAAGGCCGGGGACGAAGCTGCGAAGACCGCGGAGAAATTGGCGCGCGCCCGGATCAACGACCAGATTGGGTTTGACCGCAATACCGCTTTCCTGACGCAGGAAGACGTCCAGATCGCCTCTCAGTTGAAGGCGATCTATGGCAACGACATTCCGGCTGCGCTGTCCTCGACGGAGGCCGCGGCGATGCGCGCGGCAAACGGAATGCGCGAACTGTCGAACCTTGGACAGGACGTTAATCGCGGGCTCTTAGTTGAATTTGGCCAGCAACTCCGCAACGGCGCGAGCGCGTGGGACGCTTTCCGCAATGCCGGCGTGAATGCGTTGGGCAAGATTGCTGATAAGCTAATGAGCATGGCCGCAGATAACCTCTGGCGTAATGCCTTTGGCGGGAGTTCTGGCGGGCTTCTGGGCGGCTTAGGCTCGCTGCTCGGGTTTGGCGGATCGGCCGGCTCGGTCGGCGTCGTCGGCGCGGCCGGTGGAATGGTGGTGCCGACGTTCTTTCATGACGGCGGTCTTGTCGGTAGCGGCGGCACTCAGCGTGGCGCCTTCCCCGCGGCGTTGTTCCACGAAGCCCCGCGCTACCATCTCGGCGTCGATGAGGTCCCGGCGATCCTGCAGCGTGGTGAGCGTGTCATTCCGCGTGGGCAGAACGATAACAGGGCCCCTTCGATGCAGTTCACTTTCGCGCCTCAGGTTGACGCGCGCGGTGCCGACGTTGCGGCGGTAGCCCGCCTTGAGGTCGCGATGGCTCGCCAGCAGCGCGACTTCGAGAGGAACGTGCAGGGCGTTATGACGAAGTATTACGCCAATACGCCAGGCGCGAAGCGATGACGGATATCCAGACCTATCGGCGCGAGTGGTACGCGTTCTCGACCCTCCGATTCCACCTTCGCTCGTTTTCGCAAGTCTCGGCGAGGCCATGGGCTGGCGGGAATGCGGTGTATGGGCCTCACGCCCAGGTCTGGATGCCGAAGTTTACGGCCTCGGTGACCGATGAAAATGTGTGGCCGGATATCTCTGCATTCTTCTCGCAGCTCGGCGGCCAGGCTGGCCTGCTCAGGATCGGTGATCCGTCGCGGAGCGAGTGTCGCTATAATCGGGAGCGGCGCCGCGAGGCTAGTCAGCAGTGGTTCTCGGACGGCACGAAGTTCACGGATGGCACGGGTTGGCTTGATGGCATGATGCCGACCGCGGGCCATCTGACCGCGCCGGCAGAGCGTGGCGACACGTTCGTGCTGATAGGCGGCTTGTTGCAATCCACGCTCGGCGCGCTCCGCTCCGGAGACTTGATCGAGTTTCGACCGAACGGCATCGCGGATGGAGTGCCGCGTCTGCATGAGATCGTGCGACAGGCCAACACCGATGCCGATGGCAAGACCGGCATCCAGTTCCGGCCGGCGTTGCGCGCAGGTCTGGCGGCCGGCGACATGGTGGTGCTGGAATATCCCACGTCGGTCTTTCATCTGATTGACGACGGCCAGGGCGAGATCGAGATCACGCCGCCGCTGCTCGCCAATTTCGGATTCTCGCTGGTCGAAGCGATCGAGAACGTCTGATGGCTCCGATGATGACCTACCGCATGGCGCAGCACCTGCGCCGGCGGAAGCCTATCGCCTTGCTCGCCGAGATCGATCACCCGGACGGGTGTGGCCGGTTCTGGACGGGAATCGGCAATCTGTATTGGCGAGGCCAGACCTGGGTTGGCTCTGGCGCGCTCGGCACGGTGACGCCGGTCAAACAGACCTCGGACCTTGTCATCCAGGAAATCCAGTTTCGAATGTCTGGGATTAGCCAGGACATCGCGGCGAAGCTGAATGGCGATGTGCGCAACCGCAGCGGAAAAGTCTGGCTCGCTGGGATCGGCAAGGGCAACACGGTCATCAGCGATCCCATGCTGATCGCCGATTCCGAGTTGGACTATCAGACCTTCGACGCGAGCGAGGACGGATCGGTTTCCGTCGTCATCACGGCGCGCACCGGATTCTACACATTGGAGCGCGCGATTGATGAGGTGTGGTCGACGGAAGACCAGAAGCTTCGATACCCGAATGATTCCGGTCTCGACATGATTCCGGCCCTACAGAATCAGGACGTCCAGTGGACGCCAAACTGACGGTGCGCCAGCGTCTCGAGCGCGCTGTGCTCGAGCAGATGGCAAGCGCCATGACCCGGGCCTCGGAATGGGGCGTAGACGACTGCACGCTCTGGGCCGTCGAACCTATTCGGCAGGTGTTGGGCTACGACCCGGCCGCACCGGGCAGGGGGCGCTACAGGACGCGCCGCGGCGCGCTGCGCGTGATTGGCAAGGGAGGGCTGCCGGCCGCGATGCGCCGGGCTGCGCGACGGCACGGCTGGCGCAAGGTCGATCCGCGTCATGCCCGCGCCGGCGACCTCGGCCTCATGCAGATCGACGGCGTCTATACCATGACGCTGTGCCGGGCGCGCGGCTGGTTCGTGGCGCGATCGGAGCGGGGCTTTGTCGCGGTAAGGGCCAGTCAGCAGCGGGCCGCATGGAAGGTGCTGGGATGAGATATCCATGGCATCCGCCCACATCACGAGAGACACGAGATCCAGTGTCAATCGGCATTGGCGCGATCTCTCTGTTTGAGGGGTTGACCGGCGCAGCGATTGGTTTCGGGTCAGCAAGTCTCGTAGGTTCGGCGATCTTGGTAGGCGCTTCTATTGGCGCCTCCTATCTCGCCCGCGCGCTGCAAAGCCGCGGCAACAGCCCGATCTCCAATTTCGCACAAAGCGAACAGGGCAACCGATTCAATGAGCGGCAGCCGATCCCGTCGAAACGGATCATCTATGGCGAAGCACAGGTCGGTGGCGCGTTATTCTTCGAGGTGGTCAAGGCGCCATATCTCTATCACGGCTTCCTGATTTGTGCTGATCAGATCACCGCATTCCGCAAGATGTGGGTAGGCACGAACGAAGTGTCGTTCGCGGCGTTGGCGCCGAACACCATTCTCACCCCCATTCCGGTCGACGGGATGCCCGACTTTCCGAATCGGCTCAAAGCGTCGCTTCGGATCGGCCTGCCATCACAGACATTGGACGGCCTGCTCGCCGCCGATCTGACACATCTCGATGCGACCTTCCGCCAGCAGGGTATTGCAACGGCGGTGGCCCGCTATCACTACGGCGCGAATTATGAAGAGTTCGTGCGCCTGTGGGGGCAGGCGCAGCGGCCCAATCCGCTGTTTCTGGTTAACGGCGTGGCCGTTCCGGATCCTCGAATTGCCGGCACGATCCTCAACTGGAATCCGGACGATCCAGACTCTGTTGAAGAAGCCAAGGCGACCTGGCGCTATAGCAACAATGCTTCCCTGGTGACGGCGCACTACCTGACCCAGCGATACGGCGGCCGGATCAAGCCCGGCCGGATGGATTGGGACAAAGTCGTTGCTGCGGCTGATTTTGATGACGATCTCATCTATTGCAACGATGGCACCTATCAGCGGCGTTACACGATCGACGGTGTTGTCACGCTCAACCAGCCGCCATCGACGGTGGTCGCCGGCATGATCGCGGCAAACCGAGGATTTGTGCTGCAGAGCGCGGGCAAAGTGTGGGTGTCATCGTCTCGGCCGCGCAGGGCTATCGCGACAATTCATGATGGCCTGCTCACCGGCCCGGTCAGCATCCGGCAGGCCAAGCCCAAGCGCGACCTTATCAACCTGGTCAAAACACGTTTTGTCGCGCCAGATCGCGAGTATCAGACCGTTGACGGGCCCGTGCTCAAGCGGCCTGATCTAGAGGCGGCTGACGGTGAAGTCCTCGACGCGCCGCTGAACTTGCCGTTTACGCTCGACCATCGCCGCGCCCAACGCCTGGCCAAGGCCTTCCTGCTCAGCGGTCGCTCGGCTCGTCAGATCACCTGCCAATGCGACGTGCTGCTGCTGGCCGAATGCGAGGAAGAACTGATCGACGGCGCGGTCAATTTCGATAGCAGGCTCTTTCCGTCAGGGAATGGACTCTATCTGGTCGATAGCTGGGAATTTGCGGACGGCTTTTCGAAGATCAACCTTTCGCTATCCGAGTATGACCCGTCGATCGAGACCGCCTGGATCGCGGCGAATGATGAATTGCCCTTTGAAATTGCCGACCTGAACGCGAGTTGAGATGACCGTTTATCACGACATTCAAGCTGCCGTCCCTCCTACTGGAAGTGGACCGGTGGACAAGACTCTGCTGCGCGATACGATACAGCTTCGCGCTCCCTATGTGCTCGCCTCATCCGAGAGTGCAGGCGATCTGATCGCGGTCGACCCGGTCACGGGTGCGGCGATCAATCATATCCTCTACCGCGGCAGGGTCTTTGCCTACGACGACACCGATCACACAACCGATGACGATGGCCTGACCTGCCTCGTCACCAGCGACGGCCGCCGTTACAAGCTCGCAGACATTGCCGAAGTGCCTGCATATTCGGTGCTGACACGGTCACTCAATGCGCCGCCCGGAAGTCCGGCAATCGGGGACGCCTATCTGATCGCTGCGGCCGCGACCGGGGCGTGGGCCGGTCATAGTAACGAGGTCAGCGTTTGGACCGCGCGCGGCTGGGAATTCGTCGATTTCGGTGTTGGCCGGCTGATCTATGTCGAGGATATCGACGCCTACTATCACCGCAATGCTGGCGGCGCGTGGATATCTGGTTTTGGCAATTTAGTCATTGGCGCCAACTCCGTCCCGCTTTCTGCCGCCATCAACTTTGGCCGCCGCGTCATTGTTGAGAACATGACGACGAATGCGCCACCCGGCACTGCGGCAGTTGGTGAGGCCTATATCATCGGTCCCTCTCCGACAGGGGCGTGGGCCGGCAGTGCGCTAAAGATCGCGATCTGCGAGGTCGCGAATACTTTCACCATTTACAATCCGGGCAACGGCTGGCTGGCCTTTAACAAGGGAGACAGCACAGAGTATCGCTACAACGGGTCTGCCTGGATTTCTGCCGCAGGAACTTGGATCGACCGTAAATCAACCGCATTTACCGTCTCGGGCTCAACGACGGCCCCAACCGGCGCGACATTCTATGTCAATTCGAGCGGTACAGCGCCGACGACATCCCAGCGACGGATAATCGATAATGTGACACTTGCCTTCGCGGCCAAGAAGACAGGTGCCGTGCTGCGATTCCACTACCGCGCTTCATATTCCATCGTGAACGGTGCCACCGGCGGGGCAGCAATCGACCTTAAGCCTTCCTGTGCTCTTTTTCGCGATGCGGGGAGCAGCGCCATCGATTGGAGCAAGGCTTCCAACGTCGAGGGCACAGTGGATGTCTGGTTCGAAGTGACCGCGCCAGATACAAGCTCGCATACGTACACTTTTGCGGTGATGTCAGGTTATGATGTTGGCGGTGGGTTAGGGTCACAAGATTATAATTCGCTCGTGCGTCGTCAATTCACGGTCGAGGAAGCCGCATAGTGGCCGACCGTCAGACGCTGCTGACGTGGGCGGCAACAGCCAGATCCGTCGCGGAGAATGCCGGAATTGTTCTAGGCGGCGTTGCGATCCCGACTGATGATCAGACGAAGGCAGTTCTGACGGCTGCCTATATTCGCGCATCTCAGGACGAGAATTTCTCCATTCCGAACTGGAAGGTCTCATCGGGCATCTACGTCACGCTGAGCCGGGACCAGATCATCGCAATTGGCGATGCCGTTACCGCACACATCCAAGCCTGCTTCGACAAGAACAAGGACGTCGATCTCGCTATAGAGGCGGGAGAGATCACCACGCATGAGCAGATCAAAGCTGCTTTTGAGGAATTGAACTGATGGCTGGCAATCCGCATCCCGTATTCCAGGACGGCGTTCCGGTCGAGAAGGCGAACGCCCGCGCATATTTGCCGCTCAGGCTCGGAAATCCGGATGCACTCCGTGCGCTGGACGGCTCAACGTTCTGGCTTTGCTACATCCAGACGCTGACCGCATTCTTTTATCGTGACACCAGCGACACGACGAGCGCGGACGACGGCACATCAATCATTGTGGATGCGAGCGGCGGTCGTTGGAAGATAATTTCGAGCGGCGCTGGCCTCGCGATCGATGCAGCAGGGCCTCTCGCCGGTCGCACGGCATACAATGACGAGGATCCAGGGTTCACTTACTTCGGCACTGATACAGAGCTTGTCTATATCAGGCTTACCGCAGGCGGATGGTCGGCAGGGTCGATCATTCAGGGGCCTCCGGGTATAGATGGCCTCCCGGGTGAGAAGGGCGACAAGGGGGATACCGGGGATATCGGGCCAGCCAACACGCTGTCAATCGGAGCGGTTACGGGCGGGGGGAGCGCAGGCGCGTCCATTACTGGTACGGCACCAAATCAGACGCTTAACCTCACATTGCCGAAGGGGGATAAGGGCGATACTGGTACTTCCGGCGCTAAAGGGAGTGGTTATGACGGCTCCTCAACTACATCTCTTGCCGTCGGTGTCGGCTCAAAGACGTTAACAACGCAGGGCGGGCTCGCCTACGTTATCGGTAGTCGCCTTCGCGTCGCGTCGTCGGGGTCGCCGACGAACTGGATGGAGGGGGTGTGCACGGCCTATAGCGGTACGTCTCTGACGATCAGTGTTGATAAGGTTTCCGGTTCCGGGACCATTGCGGCGTGGAATCTGTCAATTGCCGGCGAACCTTCTGCTGGCAGCGTGTCTGGCCAGGGGACGTCAACGGATTGGCAGGTCGCCGCTGCCTCCGGCACAACTGGCGCGGCTATTAAGTTTGGCAATACCGTCAATCTCGTTGACCGCATCGCGGCTGTGCCGGTGATCGACCTGTCAGGCAGCGACATCGCCTACATTGCGCAGGGGACACGCAGTACAACAGCGAGTTTTACCGGGAGCAATGGGTTGTTGCAGTTCGCGCCGGCGAACACGCAGCGCGTCACCTATAATCCAGTGACGCGAGAAGAACGTGGGTTTCTGTACGAGACCAATGCCACGACCAATCTGCTCCTTCAAAGCGAGAGCTTCTCTACGTCACCGTGGGCAGCCGGATTTGATGTTGACGCGGTATTGACTGCTGGCGCAGGTGTTGCGCCGGACGGCAGCACAACTGCTACATTGTTCAACGACAATTCATCGGTTGGGATCGCCGGAAGGCTTCAAACCTTTACCGTCCCAAATGATTCAAAAAAATACACGGTCTCGTTCTTTGTTAATGCGGGTACATCGAATTGTTGTTCATGTAGGGCGATTCTTACAGGTGGGTCCGCAATCGTTCAAACCGAACTCGTTATCAACCCAAGGACGGGCGCTGCGGCTTGGCGGCCAGCAACTTCTGGCGCTGCTTTTCTCGTCGAAAATGTCGGTAATGGCTGGTTTAGATGTCAACTGACCCTGCAAAACAATTCCACTGGTAACACATCTCTATGGATTGATCTGCGCCCGTGCTTTGCAGCGACATATAATACCACGGTCGATGCGACAGCGACAGGAACGACTTACTTCTGGGGCGCTCAGATCGAAGACAGCACCAATGTCGGCGGTGCCACATCGTATATCAAGACAACGTCCGCACAGGTTACGCGCTCGGGGGACAGCTTTAGAATCCCGCTCGACACCAACTGGTTCAACGCCGATCAGGGGGTGTTCTTGATCGAGTACACGCCTGTGACTGTGCGGGATAATGCGACTGGAACGGACGCATTTTTTTCGGTTTACGACTCCGGCTCAGGCAACACTTTTATGAATCTTCGATCTGGTGCTCTGATTGGAGGGGTTGATTTGTACGTCGTAAAAACAGGTGTGCTGCAGGTTGATTCTGGCAACATTGCGCAGGTCGCAGGTACACGCTATCGGACCGCCTTTCGATACAAGCAGAACGATTTTGCGTTCGTTGTTAATGGCTCTGTGATCGACACAGATGTGGTCTGCGATGTCCCGACTGTAAATAACATTACATTCGGCGGGCGAAACACCTTCCATCGTTTGCTGTACTACCCGACCAGCCTGAGCAACGATCAGTTGCAGGCGCTCACGTCATAGGTGCGCAATGGATATTTACCTACGTGCTGAAACGGAAGCTGAGATGCACGCGGCGCTGGCCTTTATGCGTGACGACGACGGCTGGATCGACAGCCCGATGTATTCCATTGACGTTATCGGTCCTGTCGTTCTGACGACATCCGTGATTGACGCGGATGGCAATGAAGTGACTCCTGCGGTCATTGACGACAGGTTCCACGTTAACTTGCGCTGCGAACCATCGATTGCCGACCAAATCCCGAATGATATCAAACATACTCCGGATGCGCCGATGCGCGTCTGGGCTTAGGAGGGTTGAATGCCGTCGAACATGGCGTTGGCAACAAAAGTCCGTGCAGGCTTTGCTCCTGCGATCATTCGTGAGCGCTCGGACCGCTGGCGACACGCCATGGATGATCCGGCGTTCCGGAATTGCGTAAAATCCGGCATCAACGTCGATGCGGCTCTGATCTCTCTTGCTAGTGCTGCGGGTGGCCGTCTACGACTTCCCGGAAACGGGGAGATAATGCGTCTCGGCAGTCAGGTTACGCTTGCGAAGCACGGTCTTGTCTTGGAAGGGGAGGGGTCGAACGAGGACACCGGATCGGTTTTCCAGCTGAACGCGAGCAATGCAGGGCTAGTTTTCAGCGGAACGTCATCGAATGGGATCACTGGCGTACGATTCAACGGATCGCGCTCGGTTCTTCCGACGAGCGGGTCCGCGCTTAAGTTCTCAAGCTGTTATGACTACTTCACAGAGCGACTCTGGATTGACCGATGCTTCAATGGCATCGATGTTATCGGTTCGATCGGTTACATGCATAAACGAACCGAAATCCGACAGCTTTACGGGACTTACGGTATTCGTTTTTATTCTGGGGTTTCCGAAACGCCAAATTACGGCGCATCACTGTTTAATCCGATTTGTGACGCGCCATATCCGCTCCCTTCTTACTGCATCGCGTCGAACTACGTTGGTGCCATCGCTCGTAGCACGAGCTATTCGGTTGGGAAATACGGAACGCATGGTGGTGCAGTTTATCAATGCATCACCGCAGGGGTCACCGCTTCATCTGGCGGCCCGAACGGATCTGCCGGCGTGGCCGGGACGACTAATGCGTCGCGCCAGATCACCGATGGCACGGTAGTTTGGCAGTTCGTGTTTTCTAGTTCTTTGGCTCATATTCTATTGGACAGCTATTCATATTCACTCAACGTGACCGATGGGGCGCTGATAAATGGCGCTTACGGCTTCAGGATGGTTGATAGCGTGAACAATGGTTCGTCCGCTCCGATGTGGCCGTACTTTACCAACCTTGATACGGATCATGCGCTTGTCTCTGGGATGAGCCTGGAGGCCGGGAGAGGGTTTAACGCGTCACAGTGCTGGTTGGGATCGACGCTAACTGGGAACGGATTGCAATTCATTAGCGCGTTTACCGGAGAATCGTCATTTTCTGACGGTGACATCACAGGCGGGGCTCAAAATGGCATTTTAATCAATGTAGGGCGCGATTATTCCATCATCGGGAATCGGATTTCGTCGAATGGCCAGAGTGCCAGTGCGTTGTACATTAACGTTGTCGTTGCGGCTGGAATCAAAGGCTTCGACATAAGTCACAATAAGATATTGCCTTCAGACGGCGGGACGTCTCAGCCATGCGCATACCCGATTACTGTACTGTCCGGCGCGAGCGACGGTTATGTCATCAAAGACAATATTTCGTCTGGCCACGCAACGAGTAACGCCGTGCAGGATGGCGGAACCGGGGCCAACAAAAGCGTTGGCGGGAATACGGCATATTAAGACCGCGCGACTTCCAAGACGGCCCTTGCGTCGGCATTTGGCAAAAGCCGATATCCCTCGGCCGCGAACGGGATGGCCTCTGAGTTGCGTCCAGTGTGGATTAATAATCGCGCCATCCAAAGTTGAAAGTTCGCAACCGAGGGGGCGAGGGTTAAAGTTTCTGCTGCGATCTCGATGGCCTTAGATGTCCGCCCCGCCTCGTGCAATGCGCAACTTAGATTGTGAAGAAGCACCGGCGTGCGGCCCAAAAAGAGCGAGGCACCTTGGAGGATGTGGGCGGCGCGATCTGGTTGACCATTGCGCTTGAGAATTTGCGTCAGAACCTCGATCGCTGTGTAGTTGTCGGCTGATATCTGATGCGCTCGCTCGGCCAGGGCGAGGGCCGTTTGAGGGTGGCGGTCATAAATCCGCTCAGCCAAAATGGCGAGATACGAGGGGCTGGTTTTCTTCTTCTCCTTAATGCGGACATTGGCAGCATCAACATCGATTCCGGTGAGTAATTGTGAGAGCAGTGATCTTAGCTCGTTGATCTCATTCAAGATCGGCAATGTCCCATGCCCGGCAAAGTGAATTGCAATCTCACTTACTGGAATGTCTGACTTGATGAGATCGAGGTGCCGCCTGTCGGAGTGCATCATGGGGTCGTAGACAATGACTGTCTTTGCGGACGACCTGATATGTCCGTCTCCCCAATTGATGCGTCTAGCATCTTGTTGCCATCTTGTTTCGAACGGCGTCTTCTTCGGATCGAGTGAGTACTGAGGCGAAATTGCAAGAACATGCGAAGCGCCGACTGCATCAGCGAAACGCACAGCGGCATAGCCGCCCATACTGTGTCCGTAAGCCGCGACTGTCCCGCATTTAGACGCAGCGGCGCGGATCGATGCTAGCGCTGTTTCGAAGCCTGGATATTGCCACCAATCATTGTCACGGGAGATTGCGTGAATTGCGGTTATGCCTGACCTTCGAAAGTAATCTTCTGCAAACCCAGCGCGATCCAATGTTCGATTGTCGGTATAGTCCGTAAACGTCACAACACATCCATGACCAACACCATGGACAAGACGGACCAAATACTCGTCGTTTTCGTGGATGTTCAAAATGGGCTCTACCCCCTCGGTGTGAGGTCGTCTGTCACGAAACTATAATGCCGGCATGCTGTCGGCAACACGGCCAGACTATCTTTTCAAACTGGAGAATCCCATGTCCCCCGCAGCCCTTCCGGCGGCGCGCTCGGCGCTGCCTGCTCGCTATGCCTGGCTCGACAAAGAGCCGGGTCCGAAGATGCTCAAGGAAGCGCTCGCGCTCTATGGCACCCTCGAAGCGCCGGGCCCGAAGGACAATCCCGTCATCCTCGCGTGGGCGCGCGAGGTGGGCCTCGGCAACAGCTACAGCCACGATTCCATTCCGTGGTGCGGCCTGTTCATGGCCGTGGTGGCGAAGCGCGCGGGCAAGCCTGTGGTCGATAGCCCGCTATGGGCGCTGGCGTGGGCCGACTTTGGCAAGCCCGCACCAAAGCCGATGCTGGGCGACGTGCTGACCTTCAAGCGCAACGGCGGCGGTCATGTCGCGTTCTATGTGGGCGAGGACGCAACCGCCTATCACGTCCTCGGCGGAAATCAATCGGACAGCGTGTGCATCACCCGCATCGCCAAGTCGCGGCTCTATCGCGCGCGCCGGCCGGCCTACAACGTCCAACCCGACAACGTCCGCAAGGTGATGCTCGCCTCGAGCGGCAAACTCTCTACCAACGAAGCGTAATCCGCGCCGGGCGGCCACCCGGCATCCTCACATCAATGGAGACGACTATGACCTGGGATTCCATCCAGCAGGTGCTGCGCATTCTGCTCAACGCGGCCGGCGGCGTGCTGATCGGCAAGGGCTACCTGACCGAGGAAATGAGCACCACGCTGGTGGGCGCGCTGCTGTCGATCGGCTCGGTATCGTGGTGGTTTTTTTGGGAGCGCAACCGCACGGCCACTTAAATGACCGCCTCCGCCATCATCGGCGTCGTCTCGGCGCTGCTGTCCATCATCAGGCTGATCGCGGAGTACGCGGTCAGCCAGAAGTGGATGGACGCCGGGACGGCGCAGGCCATCGCGAAAGGACTGACAGATGCGAACGATGCCATCGCGAGGGCAAATGCGGCCCGTGATCTTGTGCGGGCTGATCTTGCTCGCGACCCTGACAGCGTCCTGTCAGACGACGGGTTCCGGCGCGATTGATCCCGCGCTGGTGGCATGCGCCTCGTTCAAGCCGGTGTACTGGTCGAAGGCCGACACCCCGGCGACCGTCGCGCAGGTGAAGGAAAACAACGCTGCGGGGAAAGCTCTATGCGGGTGGAAGAAATGAGCAACTGCAAGCGGTTCGAAGAACTTCCCGAAAAGACCAAGGCGTTTCTTGAAAGCCTGCGTGACGATGAGGTTGACACAATCAACGATGGCATTCGGCTGGTTAATTCGATCAAGACCGTTGGGATATTCGTAAAATGGGTAATTATAGGTATTCTTGGCATCGTATCCGGCGTCGTGATGTTCGCCGAGTCCATCGGCAAGTTCCTCGCCTGGTTCAAGGCCGGCTGACCCTCAATCGCCATCACATTCGGAGTTGATCATGATCATCCGCGCTATTGCGGCGGGGCTCGGCATTGCCGTGGCCGCGCTCGCGCTCGCTTGCCTTTTCCTCGATTCTCCGGCTCACGCCCGCAACGCGCGGACTACTGCTATGCATCCGATGTGCAACGTTCTTTGGCCATGCACTGTACCAAGCGGCGGAAAAGTAAAATCCGAACGCGCGGGATTATACCCTTCGAAACAGGATCGGGCTCGCATCGCCCGTGCGGAGCGCTTCCGCAACGTGGATTTCGGCAGCCCGATGTATCCGCCGGAGACGCAGAAGTCGTTCCTGCGCCACGGGACGGCGATCCTGCCCCATCCTGCGGGCTGTCCGGCTCGGGCGTTCTGTGGGTGCGGCGCGGCCGTCGAGGTGTTCGGCCGTCCCGTCCGCTCTCTCTGGCTTGCCGCCAACTGGCTGAGCTTCCCGCGTGCTGCGCCTGCGCCCGGCATGGTGGCGGCAAGGCGAGGCCATGTATTCGTGATCAGGCAGGTTCTCGGGGGAGGGAAGGTGCTGGCCTTCGATGCAAACTCGGGCGGGCGCAAGACGCTCCTGCATGTCCGATCGCTGGCGGGGTTCGCGGTGGTCGATCCGCGGGGGTAGCCCTCACTCGTCGTTCAGCAGCTTTCCGACCCGCTCCAAATCATCGGCAGCGGGTTGATCCTTTCCGATTAGCGCCGCGAGCTCGTCGACTGAATCTCCGGGCTTCAATATTCCCGTCTGCTCAACGACCCGCGCGAAGTCTTTGACCGCTTTGTCATCGGCGTAACGGGAGAGGGTGCGGCGAGGGCGGAATTGGGTTGGGTCATTGACCATCGCGCTTCCTCCGTTTCTTCACCAGCCTAAACGTGAAAAGATGCCTCCTGCGAGACTTTCGAGGGGCGTCGCCGCCTGCATGCCTCTCAATTCGACATGATGGGGAACGCCACGCATTTTGTTGGCATCTTCGATAGCACCAAGTCCGTCGCACTTGATGCACTTGCGAATAAACATCTCGCCTTCATAACGGCCATTGCCGGCATTGAACTGTGGCGGCAATGTCGAGGCTTTGTACCGCTCCTGTCCGCAGCCATTGCAAGTCGTGCAGATGATTCCGGGAAGCCCATTCGCAAGTCTGGTGGTCATTTCCGTGTTCCTCGACGTAGCCAAGGCTATCCTCGTTGAGGATTTTGGAGAGGGGATCATTGGTAGTGCTCATCATCGCCATTCACCGGCGATACTGGCTGATCCTGGTCGCCCTTGGCAAACACTATCACGTCGCCTTCGGCTATCTCACGCTGCGCTCTGCGGTCCCATAAACGGTGCAGGAAGTCGGGCGGCCCAAACACGCGAACGGCGTTCTGAAACTGCCGCCCGTGGTTGTCAGGAAACCGGACGAAGTGCAGGGCCACTCTCTCCATCCTAGCCCGGATCGGTGGGGGTGTCAGGATGATCATTCTTGCATTTCGGGCACGGCAAGCCGCGCTTTGCCTCTGTCACGGTGTCGAATTGAAGCCAGTCCGAGACGTACCCGCAGCGGCGGCACCGCATCTGCACAACACAGCGCGGCCCCTCGCCGGGGCCAGCATCGCAGACGTGCATCAGTTGTCCGCGCATCCTACGCGGCGGCTTCGCCAGCAATTCACCCTGACGTGCTGCCATGGCTCACTCCCCCTCCTTGGAGGGCGGGGAGGGGTATCGCACGCACCTGTTCGCCGTTTGGCATTCAACCATAGCGCATTCCAGCATGTTCGGGTTGTTGCACGGGCTGTCGAATCGGCTACCAAACCGCCGCGAAACAATCTCGTCGATATCTGGATCACGACCCCAGCGATGGGCGCACCAGCGCCCCTCCGTCCCGATATCCTGCCAGGTGGTCATGACAGCCTCCCTGGCGGCGGCAAGAGCGGCGTCATCGTCTCCGTCGCGTAAGCCTGAGCGATTCGGGGCTTGACGTGAGTAGCCACGGTCTGGCCATCGGGCATGACGATGTGCGCCATAAACTCATCTTCAAATGTTGTGATGCCGCTCTCGACGGCTTCCAGCTTTGCCTTGATGACGAGCGCCAGAGCCCGCCAACGCTGCCGGCAAGCCTGTTCCCATTGTGCGAAGGCGGCTTCCGCCGTGCGCTGGTAGGTAGTGGTGCCGCGCTGGTAGGTAGTGAAGCGCGGTTCCTCTCGGCCGGGGAGCGGGAGCCGGAACAGGATGCGCCGCTCGCTGGCCTCGAAGGCGATCATGGCCTCCGTGGGGCCATTGAAGAACGCCGTGCTGGTCGCCCCGTATTTGATGATCAGGCGCTCGATTTCCGCGCGGGTGCGCTCGACCGAAACGCTGGTATCGGCCGCGAACTTGCCGCTCAT